TCGCAAGCACTCAACATCACAATTAGCGCCAAACTAGCCAAATAGTGTTTGTGCTTCATCGGCTGTTAATCCGAGTTTGTCTAACACGGTTTGTCGTGCAACCTGTTTAGCGGTTTGTGCGTCTGCGTCTGCTTGTGCTTCTGCTTGTGCAATAACCGCATACGCTTCATGTGCGGCTTGTTCATCTGCCGTCATATTTCTATCAATACCGTTGTCATTAATTTTTAGTGTCATGATCTATACCGCTTTGCTGTAGCCGTAGATTGCGTATGTGCCTGTAAAAGTTCCCGTAGCAGTCAAAAATTCTATTCCGTCAAATTGTGTGCTTGCTGATTGATTGCCTGCAAAGAAAACTGAAGCAATGCCGGTTGTATAGTTAGCGTTCGCATTTGGTCCGTAAGCAAAATATAATGTGGGCGTTGCTACTTGTATGTTATATAAATTTATGTCAAAACTTGTTTTAAAATCGCCAGCAGTACCGCCTAAATTAACGCTTGTTTGTCCTGTTCCTTGACTAATTTGTGTCGTCGTACCAGTTGCGACTAAAACTTGCCTGTTGTAATTTGTGCTAGTTGAAACCCCACCCACCCTAAATTTCATTAAGACTTCGTTACTCGTGCTTGTATTGTAAAATAACTTAATTAAATAATTTGTGTAAGTGCTAGTAAAAACGCTGTCAGCCGTAACACTTGTAGCAGCAGTAATCGCAGTCTCAGCCTTAACACAAGTTAGACCACTAGTCGCTGCTGGTCCTACAGTCGCCCACGCTGCGCCATCATAATATTGCACAACATTAGTGCTAGACAAATAACATAACTGCCCCTCAGCAAGCACCTTTTCACTAGCGCCACCAAACGCCGCATCACGCGTAACCGTAGTAGCAAAAACTGGCACACCCGTACCAGCACTAATATTCATATTCGCTGCAGTTAAAACTTCGCTAGCTGCGTATAGCGGAACTGATGTCTGTTCGTTTGGCATATGTACCTTTCAGATTATCCTAAAACATTGCCTGCATCAAGGATGCCATACACGGCATCATCAAGTATTAGTTCATAAACAATAGTAGTTGGTGCCGTAAAGTACATGACCGCATGGCCGCCGCTGACCGTAATTGTGTGCTCGATACCTTCCACACTTAATTCTTGTGCCAGTTCAGTTGTACCGGCACCGCTGGCAAAAGTCTTTTCTATCGTGATTGTGTCACCAATGTCAACTATTGCTACCGCGTCACGTTGCGCCGTAGTCAACATGTTTAGGTTGGTGCCTAATGATGTGTAGCGTGCTTCAGGCTCAGGATTAAGTAAATAGTCAGCCAAAGTTAACGCGGCAGCGTCGTTATGCAGTAGCGAGTCGGTGATGCTTGTTGTTTGTATAAAGTATGTTGCTTGGCTAGATAAATCCTCTGCAACTTCTTGTGTTCCGCCTTTAATAGCAACCGCTGCACGGTTAACAACTTGGTCTGCTTCAAATGAAATACCTACCGCGTCGTAAGGTATGTTTGTGCCGTCGTCATGGAAGTCTGCTACTGCTTGGCTGAGTGTGTTTCCTATTCGTGGTTGAAATGTTAAATCGCCGTCACGCGCCATAAATAGTCTGCCTTGCTCAGCAGTGTTTATTTGGTTGCAATAGTCAAGCGTGCTTGTGCCTTCGGTGACAGTAAACGCTGCCGCGCCACCAAGGGTTTGTGTGCCGGTACTGATGTTGCGTTGCCCTATCGGAAATGCAACCTCAGGCAAATCTAAAACTGCTGACAGTCGAATGTTAGAAAGTTCCTCTGACACATTAAATTCAGCCAAATATGTTTGTGCCAGCAAATAGAAATCATCTGCACAATAAACCGTCACGGTGTCTAAACCGCCTAACGCAAAATTGTAGTCATAGTTGACAATGTAACCGTTGAACAAATATTCTTTAACGTTTATGTCTGAGTAGCGTGCAAGTCTTACGCGGCGCATTGGTGCTAAACCGGGTTGCGCAGTTGACGCGTCGTAATACGGTGACTGGGTGTCAAACGGGTTAAATATGCCTGTTGTGTCAAGCATGTTAAATGACATTGTGCCGGCGCTGAACTGGTCGCCAATGTCGCGTCTGCCACGTTTGACGTTGATGCTGTCAATGCCTGTTGTTACGTCAGCAAAATTGGTTGTGCCATCTAAAACGTAGGTTGTGTTATTTAGCACCCCTGCTACGGCGTCATCCAAAATAAACGCATCTTGCAAAAAACCTGTGTCAATTTCTAGGCTATAATTGCCTGCACCAACAATTGCTGTGCCAGCCATTAGGCAACCTGTATCTGTGCTGGCCCTGCTGACCTGTTATAGGCTCGAATGGCGTTTACGACTGCTTGCCCAATTTCGGCGCTGGTTGCCAATCCGCCGGTCACATTAACTGTGATACCGCCAACACCGCTGGCACGATTTAATGGCACGACTGCTTCAGGGCCGCGTTCGCCAATCATCGCCAATGTTGGTGATGTCACAATGCCACCTTCCGCAAGCATTGGAATGTTAGGCACGCTAATGCCTTTGCCACCAAACCCCGGCACCCACGACGGGAAAGTAAACGACAATTTACCGATTGTGCTATTCCACAGTTTTGCTATTGCGTTAAAAATGCCTTTCATGATGCTTAGTACGCCGTTGAAATAACTGACCAAAAAATCTAGGCTAACCGTGACACCTGTTTTAATTGCTTTAAATACTGTGTCAACTACTTCGCGCACGATGTCAAACTTTTTGTAGAGGACAACTAGTGCTGCAACAAATAGTAAAACTGCAATAATAATAATACTAATTGGGTTTAAGTTCATTACAAAGTTAAACGCTGCAACGGCACCTGTTGCAATTTGTTGCACTATTGCAAAAGTTTTCATTGCAATATTTGCAAGAACAATTGCACCAGCAAATGCACCAATAACCCCCGCAATAATTAAAAACGCTGTTGTGTTTTCCTGCGCCCACGCCGCTATTGGCTGTAAAAATTCAAGCAACTTTTCTAGCACTGGTAGCAACGCTGCGCCGATTGACTCTTTGGTTTCATCCATAGCAATTTTCATGCCAGTCATGCGACCTTCAAATGACTCCGCTGCGACGGTTGCAGCGCCACCAAACGAAGTAGCCAACGCTTCGGTTATTTCTGTCATGCTCGACTCTGAGTCAATGACACCTTTTAATGACGGGTCTAACTTTGTTAACGCTGCAGTCGAGCCGTTATACGCCTTGCCTAACGCCATCGTGACGGTTTCAAGGTCTATGCCTGTCGCTGCGCTGATATCAAGCGCCGTAGTCATCAAACCTTGTGCCGCTTCAACTGACCCTGTTGACCTAGCCAAATTTGACATCGCTGGGCGCAACTGGTCATCAGCAACCGCAAACGTGCGCGACATACTTGAAATAAATAACTCATTGCCTGCTATTGCTTCCTCAGTAGCACCTGCGCTTGTGCGCAACTGTTGACCCAATAGGTCCTGCGCTTTTTGGTCCTCACTTGCCGCTTTAGTTGCTAAACCCAAACCGCCTGCTAAACCACCTAACACGGCTAGCGCCGGTACAAATGCTTTTTTTAATGCGAACGCTGTTTTAGCGCCTGCGCCTTCAAGTTGTTGAAATTCCTTTATTGCTTTGTCAATGCCTTTGCCGTCAAACTCGCTGATAATTGGAATAGATAATGCCATAACTAAATTTCCTTTTGCACGACTGTCATTGTGTTTTTAATCATTTTAAGCATTTCCGCCTCAATACCTTTACGCGCTTTATACACCGCCGGGCCAATGAGTCGAGTCCTGCCAGCGCTAACCGGAAACCCTGCAATGCGCAAACTGTTATCTAAACGGTTTGAAGTTTTACGGCCAGCAACTTCAAAGATTGCTGCGCCTTGGTCTTTTTGTTCAATGAGGATTACACCTACTGCGTTGCGCCTTGTGTCAAATCGCATTTTGACACCGTTCTTTGCTTTGCCAATATCAAACCCTTTAATGCGTCTGCCGTCTGTTTTCTGTGTCCAATCTTTACCAAAATTACTTATCGGTACTTTTGTGTAAACCGCTTTGCCAGCGTTAATTGCTGGTTGTGCAATAGCCGTTGCGTCTGCCTTAAAATCTTTTTGCAACTGTTTGTCAATCTTTCCCAAACCGTTAATAGTTTGTTTCAACCCGACAACCTCAATTGTGGTGTTAAGTGACATTACTTACGCTCTTTGTTGAGTAGGTCAATTGTTGTGTTCATGTCATCTATGTCAAATGTGATTTGTGGCGGCCAATACCCGGTAGCGACAAGAATTTGCGCTAATCCGTAGCGGTATGAACCGCGTCTGCTTTTGGGTCTGTGCGCTCAATCACTTCAAGATTGACCAGCGATTTTATGTATTCGTCAAATAACGCTGGCACTGTGATGCCGTTTTGCCGTGATGCTTCATACGCCAAAAATGCTAAATCCTCGATACCGATGCCATCACTTATCTGTGATGCTTTGCGTTTGTATTTGCGTTCCCATGCAACGATTGTCATTAGGTTTGTGGTTATTGTTTGCTCGCTGTCAGCAAATGTTAGTTTCATTGTTAGTTGCATAGGTGCCTCCGATACGGCGTTATGTGGTTTTTGT